TTTTCTATTACAGAAGAGGCTATCGAAGACAACCTTTATGACAGACTTGGTTCAAGGTACACTCGTGCTTTAGCAAGATCTATGGCTCATACAAAGCAAGTCAAAGCAGCAGCAATTCTTAATAACGCTTTCACAGGTGGTGCATCCGCAGGTGGAGACGGAAAAGCATTGTGTGCAGCAGACCACCCACTAACAAGTGGTGGTACGTTGGACAATGTTGCTGCAGCAGATTTAAATGAAACATCTTTAGAAGATGCTTTAATTTCAATCGCTGGCTTTACTGATGAGAGAGGGCTAAAAATTGCGTTAAGAGGAATGAAGTTAATTATTCCTTCAGGATTGCAATTTATTGCTGACAGATTATTACAATCTGCTCTACGTCCAGGAACTGCTGATAATGATGTAAACGCAGTTAAGAATATGGGAATGTTACCACAAGGTTACGTTGTAAACCATTTCTTAACAGATACAGATGCGTTCTTTATCAAAACTGATGCTCCAAATGGTTTTAAACATTTTGAGCGTGCACCAATTAAAACTCAGATGGAAGGTGATTTCGATACTGGAAATATGAGATTTAAGGCAAGAGAAAGATACTCTTTTGGTTTTTCAGACCCAAGATGTGTCTTTGGAAGCCCAGGAGCATAAATAAAAATAAAAGGGTGACTAGTCAGTCACCCTTTTTTATTATATATTAATTTTAACCCTAACAATCACATCCCGTGATTGACAAAGCCAAGATAGGAGATTAAAATGGCTAATACAACTTTTAAAGGAACTTTACGTTCAGAAGGTGGTTACTCATCTATTGCTACTGCAGCAACAACTGGAGTAGAAACAACTCAAATGTCAATAACTTCTGCTGGATTCGCATCTATGGATGCTAATACAATGGCAGTAGAAGCAGGAACAGGTATTACAACTGGAACTGGAACCATCTACAGAAGTTCCGTTCAAAGAGTTGGTGGTATAATTACAACAAGAATTCTAATTGACTTAACTGGATTAAGATCAACAGGTGGAGCTGACATCATTGGTGTTAATGGAACTTCTTTAGTTTGTCATATTGGTCAGATAACTGCTGCTAGAAACGGAACAATCTTAACAGGTAGTATGGAGTGTTTTGAAGCACCAGCAGGTGGTGATCCAGACATTAACGTACATTCCGCAACAGAAGGAACTGGAGTAGAAGACGGTGCTATTGCTGACTTAACAGAAACATTGTTAGTTAATGCAGGAGATGCAACAACTGGAAGTAAAGTTTATTTTACTGGTGTTCCTGCAGCAGATGAATTTTTATACTTAACAACAGGTGCTGCAACAGATGCAGATTACACAGCAGGTAAGTTATTCATCGAATTGATGGGCTACGCAGCATAATTAAGGGGGTTTCATACCCCCCTCTTTTATAAGGAGATTAGTATGGCAGGTCGTTCAGACACCAAGGCATTTAACATTAATCAGGGTGATAGTGCTGCTGTTTTAGGTCCAGCACGTTCTAGAATAAGACAAATTGTTATATTTGGAAATTCTGCTGGTGTATTAACAATTAAAGATGGATCAGGTGGAGCAACATTATTGCTTCAAAGTTTTCCTACTGGATTACATACTTTAAACATCCCAGATCAAGGAATATTAGCAGAAAGTGGAGCTTATATTCATGGGTTTACAGGGTCAGGAAATAAATTAACTTTATTTTTATCCTAATGGCTGAAAAGAAGAAAAGAAAAGAAAAACCAATAAAGACTTCAGTTAGGTCTGGTAATTTCCGTTCTACTAAGTCTGGAGCAGGAATGACGACTAAAGGTGTTAAAGCCTATAGACGAGCCAATCCTGGAAGTAAACTAAAAACAGCTGTTACTGGAAAAGTTAAAAAAGGTAGTAAAGCATCGAAGAGAAGAAAGTCTTTTTGTGCAAGAAGTGCTGGTCAGATGAAGAAGTTTCCTAAAGCAGCAAAGAACCCTAATAGTCGTTTACGACAAGCTAGAAGAAGGTGGAAGTGTTAATGAAAGCAGCAGACGTTTTAAAACTATTAGAAAAACATGAAGCTCAATGTGATAAAAGATATGCAGAGATCCAAGATAAACTTAAATCTTTAGATGGTAGACTTTGGGGTTTATATGGTGTTATTATTGGTGTTGCAGTATTGGAGAAAATATTTTAATGGTTATGGCAAGATCTTCCATGCGACAGCAGATTACTAAACCACCTCAGAAAAGGAAAAAGAAAATGTCTTTGACTTCAAAACAAAAGAAACTAGCAAGAATGGCACCACCTAAAAATAAAATTACAGGTGCAGATTTTAAAAAACTTAAAAAGAAAAAGACAAAGAAGGTGACAAAAAATGCCTAAAGACGCTTGTTACAGAAAAGTAAAAGCACGATATAAAGTATTTCCTTCTGCTTATGCTAGTGGTTCGATAGCTAAGTGTAGAAAAGTTGGTGCTGCAAATTATGGCAATAAATCTAAAGTAAAGAAGAAAGTTCTCGGTGGTTATATGGGAGCAAAAAGACCATCTAGCAATCCAAACATAGCGAGAGGTTGTGGGGCTATTATGAATAAAAAAAGAAAAGAAACGAAACGTGCATAATGGCTGTAAGAAAAACAAAAGCAGGCTTAGCACTAAAAAGATGGTTTAAAGAAGACTGGAAAGATGTTCGTTCAGGCAAAAAATGTGGAAGGAAAAAGGGCGAAAAAAGAGGAACACCATATTGTAGACCAAGTAAAAGAATTAGTTCTAAGACACCTAAAACAACAAAAGAATTAACATCTGCAGAAAAACGTAGTAGGGTTAGACAGAAAGTTGCTTTAGGACAACCAAGTAAAGGTAAGCCAAGAAACGTAAAAGCATTAAAAAGAAAAAGGAGAGCATAAATGCCAGGAATGAATAAAAGCCCATTAAATATGGCAATACAAAATGTAAAAGGTAAAAAAATGGGAGGTAGTATGATGTCTTCTGTGGAAGAACTAAACCCAGGAAAATCTGTAGATGTCACTGAAATGGCTAAAGGTGGCTACATGGATGGTGAGATCGAAAAGAAAATGATGGGTGGTTACATGGGTGGTGGCTCTGTTGGAAAAATGGCTATGGGTGGCTATATGGATAAAAAGGGTAAGAAGTAATGGCAACTTCTGGTTCATCTGATTTTGAACTTGCTGTAGATGATTATATCGAAGAGGCTTTTGAGCGATGTGGTTTAGAAGTTAGAACAGGATATGACCTAAGAACAGCAAAAAGATCTTTGAACCTTATGTTTGCAGATTGGGCGAATCGTGGCTTAAATCGGTGGACTATTACTCAAACGACTACAACTATTACAGATGGTACTACAGAATATACTTTAGCAGCAGATACAATAGACGTATTATCTGCTGTAATAAGAGAAAACGCAGGTACTGCCTCTCAAACAGATACAGCTATTACGAGAATAGGTAGAGATACTTATTTAAATATTTCTAGCAAGCTAACTGAGTCAAGACCAACCCAGTTTTATATTGATAGACAAGTCGTACCGAAAATTAGATTATATCCAACACCAAATGCAACATATAGTTTAGTTTACGATAGACTAACAAGAATAGAAGATGCCGATGCTATTACTAATACAGTAGATATACCTTTTAGGTTTTATCCTTGTCTTGCTGCAGGATTAGCGTACTATTTATCTATAAAGAAAGCTCCTGATAGGGTGCAACTATTAAAAGCTATATATGATGAAGAGTTCGATAGAGCTGCTACTGAGGATAGAGATAGAACAAGTTTAAAACTATTACCGTATGAAAGATATATTTAATGGCTTTTGCAAGAGGAAAACACGCCTACTTTTTATCAGATAGAAGTGGTATGCGTTTTCCATATAGAGAAAGAATAAAAGAGTGGAATGGCTCTGTGGTACATATTTCTGAATACGAGGAAAAGCATGAACAACTTGACCCACATAGAACAGTTATAGATTCACAGTCTTTACGAGAAAGTAGACCTGATGTAAAAACGGAAAGTACTGTTGAAACATTATTAGGTTTAAATCCTTTTTTATCTAGTAGTTCGGGCAGTGCCGTAATTACAGTAGTAGAAAAGAACCATGGAAGGGCTAGTAGTGATACTGTTCGGTTTAGAAACATAGTTGGTTTTGATGGGTTTACAACAACTGTTTTAGAAAAAGCAGATGGATATAGTATAACGAAAGTTGACGATAATACCTATACTTTTACTGCAAGTAGTGGTACATCATTAATAG